CTATTTTGATTAAAATATAAGAGTTTAATAAGTGTGGGTATTTTGTAAGAATATTTTTAGAAAAATAAATATTTTTAATAACTATTTTTTTGGTATTATTATATTTTTTAGAAATATGAACTTTATAATTTCCCTGTGAGTATTTTGTAGGTTTTTTTAATAAATCTATTATTAATAATTTATTAGGAAGAACCCAGGGCTTATTATAATGACGTCGCACTATTTTATTAGTAGGATTATATATTTGACCTGTTGCCCCTAACCCATTAAAAGGAGCTCGGGGTATAGGTAACCTGGTCTGTTGAAATGGGGATTGTAATATAGGCGCGTGTAAGCCTTTCACCACACGTAAATTCTTTTTAAGGGTGTTACCCGAAATATCAAAATTAAATAAATTATCTATTTCTGCCCCCTTTTCATTTTTCATTGATGAAACACTTTCTATTTCTAAATTATCCAATTTTAAACTCGAATCATCTGGGGTAAAATTATAAATTTGCGTTTCTAAAACATCTTCAATATTTTGCTTAATTAAATCGGCGGCTTTTAATTTTAAATCCATATTTAAATAACTAATTAGTTCTTTTATAGCGGATTTAGTAATATTTGTATTATCTAATTTAAATTTATCAATTAAAATTATGTAATCCGAATTTTCAAGAGTATATTTTTTAGATAGTATATTTTTTAATTTAATAATTAGTTCTTTTTTATCGATAATGGTCGTATTTAATTCCTGAAGACCATACTCGTTGCTTCGTATTAAAAAGGCTTTTTCTTGCTCTGCCTTTTTGACATTCTTTTCTTCTTTATAACTGGTGTAAGACATTTATACCCTTTAGATATAATTTTTTTTTTAAATAAATAATTATAAATTTGATAAATTAAAATTATTTATTTATCAAATTAAAATGTCTGGATTAACTCGCTTACGAAAAGAACTCGAGAATTTAAATAAAGAACCTGATAGCAATTGTGTAGCATCTCCTTGTGGTGATAATCTATTTAAATGGAAAGCGCAGATATATGGACCTGAAGGAACCCCCTATTATGGGGGTATATTTAATTTAGAAATATTGTTTCCATCCGAATACCCGTTTAAACCACCAAAGATTCATTTTATAACTAAAGTTTATCATCCGAATATCAATAGTGTCGGTAGTATTTGCTTGGATATATTGAAAGATAAATGGTCACCAGCTTTAACAATCAGTAAAGTTCTAATATCCATTTGTTCGTTGCTAAATGACCCCAACCCAGACGACCCTCTAGAACTAGATATAGCCAACGAGTATAAAACTAACTATGAAAAATTCAAAGAAGCCGCCATGTCATGGACAACTATTTATGCATCGGGTGTTTAAAATTTAGTTAAGCCTTTTCGTCGCCGTTTTTTATATTTTTCTATTTTATCTCTATCACGTTTAATATTTTTATTATGACTGCTATATTTTACCTCATCTATATTTAATAATTTATTGAGTTCAGAGCTCAATATATCAACACCCATCTTATTTGAATTATTGTTCCAAATTTTTATAATACAGAAGTTTTTTTTTGGAGAAATAGATATACCGTTTATATCCATCGCATTTAATTCACTAACCCCTTCGCCTATAAGAATTTTGCATAAATTATTCCAAATCTCACCGGACTCTAAATCAGATACTTTAAATGACCAGTAGCCGCCATTTTTATTATATTTATCTTCCCACCGAGGATATATTATATCGTCTTTATTGAATTTCCTCATAATAAAATACATACCCTCTGTTACTTTTGGTAAACATTCATCCCAACTATTAATTAAAACCAAAAAATCTTCTACTGTTTTTAATTCTAAAATACTTTTATAACTAGTAATATCCCAATTTTTATCGTCTGGGTTATGGTACCATATTATCCAGTTGGTATTTAATGGATGAGTGTTAGTTGGGCTTTCTATGGAGGGTGGTTCCATTATTATAAATTATAATAAAATTACTTCTTTAAACTATTATTTTATTATTATTTATAAACGTTATTTCGATTTTATCTATGTTTTTAAGACTATGTTTTTTTTCTAAATATTCAATAATCCATTCTTTATTAGATTTATTAATCTGATTTAAAAATGGACCAATTAATACTTCTGCTAATTCTGTTATGTCCTTTGTCATTCCGTTGGAAAATAATAAGGTTGCTTCTAATATGTCGTCTGGTGTGTGTGGTATTTTCATAGAATTTACCAAGCTATTATATTTACCAATATCGATATTCAAATCAGTTACTATAAAGGGTCTTTTAAGTAAATTAATTAAATATAATTTTTTAGAAGATAATTCGATAACTTCAATATTTTGTATGGGATTAAGATTATTAATATATTTCGCCCCTTCTACATAATAATAATTTATGTTCTCGGCTATAGGAAGACGATTTTTATGAATAAAATATCCGGCCGAAAATGATATAAAACTACTAACTCCAACTAAAAGTATATCTCTGAGCATTTATTAATAATTAAATATTTAAATTTTAAATAAATAATTAAAGTTAATTGTGATAATAATTTATAATGCGGTTATGTTATGAAAGTTATACAAATAATGACATCGAGTGTATTCTCCGAGATTTATCTATTTCTGAAAATTTAGATATAAGAGAGCTTATAAATTCGCATAAAAGTATTAAAAAACAAACTAAACACAGTAAAAAAAGTAAAAAAATCCAGGATATTATTTCAAGTAATAAACAAAGACAACAAGTGGATAAAATTAATTCGGACCTAGAGAGACTACGTTATTTTAAACATCTTAAAGTTATAAACTCTAAAATTATTAATGAGTTATCGAATTTTATTACAGAAGAAGGGAAAACTAAAATGAAATTAAAGCTTCTTAAATTAGCTTTTAAGAATAATAACCAAAAATTTATTATAGATTTATATTTACAAGTTATATCTTCTAATATGGAGTTCACTAAAAAAGAAACAAAACTTATTAATAAGGCCACGAAATATATGGAAACCATTAATTATAAAGAACTTCAATTTAAAAAGTTATCAAATCAACTAAAGCCTCTGGATTTTTATAATTCCTATAAATTAAATCTAGACCAATGGCAAATAGATGTTATTAACGATATTGACAAAGGAAACAGTGTTCTTGTATCAGCCCCAACTTCATGTGGTAAAACATGGCTGTCCTTATACCCTGGATTAATATCAAAAAAAATATTATTTATTGTTCCAACGGAAGCTCTTGTCTTTCAAGTAGGAAGTATGTTTTCCAAGTTTGTCAAACAACCTACCTTAATTAGCGATAATATACTGTATATAACTAATAATAATATCATAATTGGGACTCCTAAAGCCATAGAAGATAAATTACCAGGCCTTGATATTGATTTTGATATAATTATTATAGATGAAGTGCATAATTTAGGGTGTTTGGATATACATCATTACTATGAAAGATTGCTGAAAATATTTTCCAATAAACAACTTTTGGCATTATCAGCAACAATAGGTAATCCTCATAAATTACTTAATTGGCTAAAAAAGATAGGGTATAAAAATATTAATTTAATCTCTTACGAAACACGATTTCTTAATTTACAGAGACAAATATTTAGTAATAATAAGTTAGTTAAACTACACCCAATATCATGTTTAGATTTAAAAGATTTTAATAAGGGTTTTTTAAAAAATAATATACCGATGACCCCACATGACTGTATAGTTTTATATGAAGGTTTGGTTAAAGAATTTCCTAAAGAAATGAAAAATCTTAAACTTTCTAAAATATTTCCTGAAAATAATTGCCGACTTTCTTTAAGCGACTCGAGGCATTATGAAAAATTATTAAAAGACAAGCTATGTGAATTAAAAATAGACCACTCTGATAAATTAGCTAGTATTTTAGATAACTATAAATTACAAATTGGAAATTCGTCAGAACCGAATCTCTATAATCTATTTAAGGAAATAAAACAAAATAATTTAACACCATGTATTGTTTTCCAGGAGAACACTTATTACTGTAAAGAAATATTCATTAAATTGGTTGGTTATTTAGAAAAATTAGAATCACTTAACTATCCATTTTATTATGAAAATTTAGAATTTAGACAAGAACAATATTTAAAATCTGTAAACGATATAGCCAAGTTTAAAAAGACGATTAAATTGGGGAAAGAGGTAGTAAACAAAGAGATTGTATTAGACGACAAAATAAAATCCCGCCAAGATGAGTTAAATAAAGATTTTTTAAAAATATATACAGTTCGTTTAACAAAACAAATACAAAAAATAGAACGAGCCACTATAACAGATAAAATTAAACATGTTCAAAAAACAAATTTACAAAAAGAAATAGATAGTTTAATAGATAATCATAAACTAAGATATGTCGATATATTTAAAAAACATAAGGATTTTTCGTTGAATACTGATTGTCCTATGACTGCTGAAAAAATTAGAGAAATTAAAAAAACTATTAGTAAAAAACTACAAATAGATGTTTCTTATACAAATGTTTTCATGCAAGGGCTTAAAAGAGGTATAGGTATATACACTAAACATATGCCCTCCATATATAATATGGTTGTTCAAAAATTAGCACAGAATGGTGAACTGGGATATGTCATCGCCGACGAGCAGCTTGCCCTTGGGATAAATATGCCTTTTAGGTCTAGTTGTATTTTAGGATATAAAGATTCAACTAATTTTAAAATTAGTAATTACTTACAGATGATTGGTCGCGCGGGCAGACGCGGTAAAGACCGCGAGGGACATATTATATTCGTTAATGTAGATTGGAAAAACTTAATGAAAAGTGAACTGGGTGAAATTAAATCGAAATATATACATTATCCTACTTATAACGTAATTAATACTTTTACAGATAAATATAACTCTGTTTTACCTAAGATTAATAAAAATAAAATGATTGAATATGAAAGCGACGAAGTTATAATAAATGACTTTTTTGACGAAGAAACTATGAATATTATAGTTTGGAAATTAAGAAGATATAAATTAAAATCTTTAGAATTTTGTAAAGATTTAGATGATATTAGAGCCTCTATTAAATTTACAAAAACTATAAAGGATGCTTATAACGTAATAACCTTTTTATCTAAATATTTTTTTACAGACGTCGTTAAAAATTTATTAACAGATATAATTAAAACGAATAAAATAGAAAACGGAATAAAAGAAATTTACAGTTTTTTGGATGTAATTATCGATATCCACACCTCGTTGTTAAATGATGAAATTAAATACAATAAAATTATTAAATTACTAGAATATACATTTTATTATATTAAAAAATTATTAAATAAATGTAACAATCTAAATTAAAATATATACAAATTAAAATATATATATAAATTATATATATATTATGCAAAAAATCGTTATCGGTTTGCTGACAGCAGTAATTGCTCTAACCCTTTACTACACTTATTATATAATCCCTAGCCAAAACAAGGGATATTTTGGTGCGCAACTTATAAGCGGTAGTCGGGGGAGAATTGGAACCGAAAAATTTATTGGAAGCGCTGATTTAGACTATAAAATGGGAGAGTATAGTAATATCAAATTAAACAAAGAAGACAAATTAAAGTATGATAAAGTATATTACACGCATAATGATTCTACGGAATTAATAGATATACCACAACCATGTGATTCATACGCGTGCATAAATGGCGTCGCGCCCAGCGTTGATGGTTGCAAAGATTCTGTAAAATCGGCCTCAATATTTAAATTTAATAAAAGCTCTCCGGAATGTTGTCCAGGACCTTATTCAACGAGTAGTGGATGCGTATGCTTAACGCCAAAACAAAAAAATTATATTAGTTTTAATAGAGGTAATAATAATTAACTATAAAGCCCCATAATAGAAACATCTAAGGTATCATCCGTTTTTAATATTAGTTTATTCATAATCTCTTTAGTAATTGTAATTGGAAATTCAATAGTTTTTATTGAACAATCAATTACATCAGTCTCCTTATTTATAAGACGAATCAGATTTATCTTACTTATAATAGTTTCAATTTGTCTTTTAAGATTTCGAACACCTTCTTCGTTCTCTGTGTAACCAGCTATAATCTCCCGAAGACATTCGTCAGTAAAATCAATATCCGCTAATTTAAATTCTTTTAGAATATCGGGGATTAAATAATTTTTTGCAATTTTTAATTTATCTTTAGTATTGAAGCCTTTTGTAGATATTTTATACATTCTATCTAATAAAATCGGGTTTATTTTGCTGGCATCGTTGTATGAAAATATAAATATTATTTTCGATAAATCTATCTTTATGCCTGATAAATATTTATCTTGGAATTCCATATTTTGGGAAGTATCCGTCAAGTGACAAAGTAAATTAGCTATTTCATCCCCATGCTTAGTTTCGCTAATCTTATCTAATTCATCGAAATATATAACCGGATTCATAGACTGAGATTCCGCCAAGATTTCGACAATTCTACCTGGTTTAGAACCTTCATAGGTATAATCGTGCCCTAGCATAAAATTAGAATCTTGTGCACCACCTAAAGCTATAAAACCAAAGGGTCTAGAAAGGGCCTTACAAATACCCTGTTTCACAAGAGTTGTTTTTCCATTTCCCATAGGACCCTGTATAGCAATACACGTTCCTGTTGATAATTTATTAGTTATCATCTTTGCCAGAGTAATTATAATTTGATCTTTTGCTTGAGCATGCCCATACACCGCGTCATCTAATATTTTTTTTGATTTTACTAAGAAATTCGAAACTTTAGTGGAATCTTCTATATCATCGATTGGTATTTTTGAAAATTTATTAAAAGGTATTCTGTCTAACCAATTCGTCCAACTCGATAATTTAAAATATTCGTTATCATTTGGGTCTAATTTATTTAATTGTTCTAACTTATGTAGTATATTATATTTACTTTCTACAGAAAGGCGTTTTAACTCTAAAATTTTAAATCTTAAAGGTATTTTAGTAGATTGGAATTTTTTTATTAATTTCTCACTTCGTAAAATATATTTTTTTTCTTTAGTACCTAAAGTTTCAAAATACTGTTTTTCGATATTATTATATTTAACATATTTAGAAGAATTTTGTTTATCTTCCTCAATATAATCGGAATCATCATCCGAACTATAAGTATCTAATGTATTAATATTCGTTAATTTTAATTGCTTAAGTCTATTTTTTGACATTAGTTTATTAGACATATCTACTAAATTACTAATAACTAATGAGAATTCTTGCGTAGGGCCTCCTTCATCTGTAGTGGAATTTATATTTACTATAAACTTTGGTTTACCATATTTATTTACTTTTGACCTAGTATTATAATTACTATTTGGTGTATTTGTTATATTATTTGAAACATCATCCATTATAATAAAATAATATAATAATAAATTTAATTAACAAATTTTTTTAAATTTGATAAGTTTTTTTTAATTAAAAATAAATTTATATTTATCTATATTAAAGATGTCCATGTTTCAGGAATTAGATTACAACGCGGATATAGAGAAAATCAAACGGGTTCAGTTTTCTGTTATGTCTCCAGAAGAAATAAGGCGCAGGTCAGTTGCTGAAATTCATACAAACGAGACATACGATGGAGATATTCCTAAAGTTGGGGGCGTTTTTGATCCCAGGATGGGGACTTTAGATCATGGAAAAATTTGCCCGACAGATGAATTAAATAACAGACACTGTCCTGGTTATTTTGGACATTTAGAACTCGCGATGCCCGTTTTCCATATCCATTTTCTAAAATATATTATTAAAATTTTACAAATTGTATGCCCTAAATGTTCGAAATTATATATGGATGCTGACCAATTAGATATTCAGAAATTATTAAATATTAAAAATAAGGAGAAACGCTTCACAGCAGTTCATAAATTATGTTTTGGTATTAAAAAGAAACGCTGTGGGGAAAGATGTAAAAATGGTTGTGGCGCTGTATTCCCATCAACAATTAAGAAAGATACTAATTCGATTGCTAAGCTGTCTGCTATTTGGAAACAAAAAGGCGGCAAACAGAACGATTTGGCTTTACTATGGAACGCACAAGACGTATATAAAATATTTAAAAGAATTTCTGATAGTGATATTAATATCATGGGGTTCGACAACGAACTTAGTCATCCTTCGTGGTTAATTTGCAGCGTTTTACCGGTGGCCCCCCCATATGTCCGTCCATCTGTTCGTGCGGATAATAACACGCGTATGGAAGATGATTTAACTCATAAATACTGTGATATAATCAAAACAAATAAAACTCTTAAAAATAAAATTGAAAAAAATGATAGTGACGCATCTTCTAAAAAAGCTATCGATGAGTGGTACCAGTTACTTCAATATCATGTCGCCACTCTGATTAATAATCATTTACCTGGAATTCCTCCGGCTCAGCAAAGAAGTGGTCGTCCACTAAAGGCTATATTTGACAGACTTAAGTCAAAAGAAGGACGCGTAAGAGGAAATCTTATGGGTAAGCGTGTCGATTTCTCGGCAAGAAGCGTCATCACCCCTGATCCTCGTTTAAATATCGACCAGTTAGGAGTCCCCATCGATATATGTAAAAATCTAACATTTCCAGAAAAAGTTAATAAATTCAATATAGAAAGATTACAGAAATGTGTGCATAATGGATATTACACGCATCCTGGAGCTAAATCAATTAAAAGAAAATACGATGGGAAAATAATTTCTCTTAGCGTAATCGATTGCAGTAAGATAGAATTAGAACATGGGGATATTGTTAATAGACATTTATGCTATGACGACATCGTTCTTTTTAACAGGCAGCCTTCGCTTCATAAAATGAGTATGATGCAACATAGAGTTGTCCCGCTGCCTTATAAAACTTTTAGATTGAATGTATCAGTTACTACACCATATAATGCGGATTTTGATGGAGATGAGATGAATATGCACGTCCCCCAATCAGAAGAAACCAGCGCCGAATTAAGAGAACTGTGCTCTGTGCCTTCGCAAATTATATCTCCGGCGAATAATAAACCCATTATTTCTCTTGTCCAAGATACTTGCGTTGGTTCGTATCTTTTTACCAGAGAATCTAATTTACTTACAAGACAAGAAGTATATGATATTCTTGTAGATTTAGAATCTTGGAATGGAGTATTACCAAAACCTCATTTAAAAAAAGGTATGACAGAAGTTAAAATAGATAAAATGTATAAAAATTTTCCCAAACACCTCTATATCAAAAATGGTAAAATTAAAACAGATTTATGGAACGGTCAATCAATTATATCTCTTCTTATGCCAAACATTAATTTTGAGAAAAAAAATATTAGTTACGCAAATCGCCCAATTCCCCAAAATAAAATTGTAATTAAAAACGGCAAGGTTCGAACTGGTGGCGTATTTGACAAAAATATTTTAGGAAGTTCCTCACAGGGTTTGATTCATACAATATTTAAAGATCATGGAAAAGAAAGAACTCTGAAATTTCTCAACGATATGGAAAACTTAATTACTAATTTTGTTCTCAAATCGGGATTTAGTGTTGGTATTGGTGATTTAATTCCCGACGAAGCATCACAGGTTCGTATGAAAGAAATAGTAACAAAGAAAAAATTACAAGTTATAGAATTAATGGAGCACACCCATAAAGGAATCCTCGAACTTAAAGGCGGTAAAAACTTATCTGATGTATTTGAAACTAAGGTTTTAGGTATACTTAACAAAGTAACGACGGATACAGGTAGGGTTGCTTTAAAAAATCTGAATTTAGATAATAGGATGCTTAACCTTATTTCGTCTGGTTCCAAGGGCTCTGATATTAATATGGGCCAGATGATTGCGTGTGTTGGACAACAGGCTGTTGACGGCAAACGAGTTCCTCTTGGATTTACGGATCGAACGCTCCCTCATTTTACAAAATATGATGACGGAGCAGCATCACGGGGATTTGTAGAAAATAGTTTTATGAACGGTCTGTCTCCTACTGAATTCTTCTTTCATGCGATGGGTGGGCGCGAAGGTCTGATTGATACAGCGGTTAAAACATCAGAGACGGGTTACATTCAAAGAAAGCTTATTAAAGGTCTTGAAGATGCTCGCGTTATGACAGATTTAACAGTAAGAGATGCTAATGGTAATATTATACAGTTTTTATATGGTAACGATGGGTTTAATGCCGAAAAAATTGAGAAACAGTTTCTAAATACAATCGGTAAAAGTACAGCCGCTATTGTAAAGGAGTTTAGTTTTACGCTTTATGATTTAGAAGAACACGTTGTTCCAGAAATTTATAAGAAACTTAAAAAGGATAAAAAGTTCGACACTAAAATTAAACACTACGTCCAGGATATTATAAATGACCGAGACTATTACTTTAATAATTTCTTCAAAGGGACTATTGAAAATGAAATATATTACCCCGTTAATATATTGAGACTGATAACAAATGTAAAAGCGGATTTCACTAAATTACCAAAATCCGACTTAAACCCGCTGTATATTATCAAAGAAATTGAATCGTTGAAATTTTTAGAAACATCTTCTTCATTAACAACCAACAGTATTAATTTACTAATTGTATTATGTCGGATATATCTTTCACCTAAGAAAGTATGTTTCGAATATAAATTACCAAAAATAGCCTTTGACTATATTATTAAAAATATTAAAACCCTCTTCTTCGAATCGATTATCGATAACGGTGAGTTGGTTGGAACAATCGCAGCACAATCTATTGGCGAGCCTTCTACCCAGATGACCCTTAATACATTCCACTTTGCAGGTGTGGCTTCTAAGTCTAGTGTAAATCAGGGTGTCCCCCGATTTAAGGAATTGCTAAGTATTACCCAGAATTTAAAAGGTCCTATGAATACGGTTGAATTGCAGGAACCGTATTGCTATAATAAAGAATTAGCACATAAAGTCCTAAATGAAATGTCGTTGACTTATATTAAGGAAATTATTAAGTCATCCGAAATATATTTTGATAAATTGGGGATTTACGGTGTAGATTCTGTAAATCCAGCTGAAAAGGCAATTATAAATATGAATACTCCTTTTGATTTTGGTGATTCTTTAACACTTTCTCCATGGGTATTAAGAT